ACCAACTCCAGCAGAATCTGCCGCAGCGGATTGAGCCCCAGGGGATTGAACTGATAGGGCGACACCAGCCGGGTGGTGACGTCGACGAAAATGGTGGTCAGCGCATGATCGGCCGCCCATTGCAGCGTGGCGCCATGGGGATGGAAATTCGCCGGCGATGACAGGCCGGCGCCTTCGCCGATGCGCTGCCACGGGCCGGTTTCGGGAGCTTGATGCTGTCGCCGCGCTTGCCTTTGACGTTCAGCTTGCGCACCAGCGCAGCCAGAACGACGTTTTTCTTGTGCGCCGCCTGGATCTCGTCCATCCACAAGTCGGGCACGAAGCCGGACGTGGAGAGATCTGCGGAAATGACGTTGTCGTCACCGTAAGCCATGAGTGGCCTCCAAATAGTTGAGGAAGAAGGGAAAAACGACGTGTCGCGAACATCTGCGCTCGACCCGGCGATACCGGAAGCTCAAGATGCAAGAGACCGCTTCTCCCTGCGTCACAACTCGGGGGCGGGCACGGTGACTACGGCGTCGGGGGCGTGCGACCCTGTCCGACGGATGACCTACAACTACATTCTAGCAGATTCCAAAATGGCTCTGCGGGCGTCCTCCGGCGAGATCAACCCACCGTAGAGCGGCGCCGCCAATTTGCGGGCGATCCCCTCCAGCGCTTGCGCCTGTTTCGCGCGGTTCGCGTGGCGCGCGCAGTACGCGCGGTATTCAGCGCGGTGCGCGAGCAGTTCCTCCTCGAGCCGGAAGACCGGATCGGTGAGGTACAGCTCCCACCAATGCTCCGGGCGCGTGCCTTGGCGCTCGCAGTGAACGCTTTCGTGCGCCTGGAGCGCAGGCGAGGGCCGGCGACCCCCGGGGGCGTAGATCTGACCGCCGTATGCAAAGATCACCCCGGGGTCAGCGGCCCCCGGGAAAACCGCGACGATCGCCTCGTAGTTCGGCGGGCGGCCGTCGACCACTTCGAGGAACCGCACTACCGGACCCGGTTCTCGCGGTACGCCTTTTCGATTTCCCCCGACAGCGCTTCGTATCGCTCCGGGTTCTCCTCCATCAGCTTGAGCACGTCGGCCCGGCGGAAGATCTTCTTCGTGCCCTTGTCCGGGCCCGCGCCACCGCCGCCCGAAGGCACCGCAGCAGCCGCCAGGGCACGCTTGCGGGCCGCCAGAGCCGCACCCGCGGCGCTCGCCGCCGCTGCGTCTGCGGCAGGCGCCGCCGGAGCCGCGGGTTTCGCCGCGCCCTTCAGCGCCTTCCAAGTGCCGAACACTTCATCGCCGGCGTCGAAATCGTAATGCTGGTGCGCCCGGCGCAGCAAACCTGTGCGCACGCGCGATGCCTGAACCCACTGCTGGAATTCCGGGTCTTGCATGATCGTGCTCGCGTCCGGGTGCGCGGTGTTGAAACGCTCGGTCGCCTTCACGGCTTTGTCGACCGCTTGCTCTTCCGCCGCCTTGCCCAGCGTGTCCCGGATCTGTTTGATGACCGGGCTCGACTCGATCGCCTTGGCGATCGCCTCCTGCGGAGCCCGGAAAAACTCGGCCTCGTCGATCGCCGCCGGCGCAGCCGGGGTTGCCGGCGCAGCAGGAGCCGCCTCGCGCTTCGCCGCCAGAGCGGCTAGGCTCGCGTGAATCGCCTGGTCCGTGCGCCTGCGCAGCTCGCCCAACTCGCTACCTTGGCGGCCGATCAGGGACTGCGCCTCGCGGTACATCTTCGCGAGTTCCGCCGGCGACTTGCCTTGCAGCTCGGCGGGCAGGTCGGTGTCCGCGGCGGGCGCGGGAGCCGCAGGCGCAGCGGGCGCAGCCGCGGCGGGCTTGGCCGCCGGCGCAGCAGCCGGTTTGGCGGCCGGCGCCTCCGGGGCGCTGTTCAGATCGACGAACTCCTCGCCGTCCTGGACTTTCGCTTCCGGCAGAAGCGCCGCAGCGTCGTCCTCAAGAACCTCTTGACTCGACGACGGAAGAATGGTTGCAGAAGCCATGTGCTTTTCCTTTCGCTCAAAGGGGCAGGTTGTAGGAGCGACCGGCTGCCCCCGAAAGGGCCGGCGCTATTTCAGTTGCAACTTGAACCTTCAACTGCTACTTGTACGTCCCGTGCTCGTCCTGATTATGACTCTCGCGCGCCATGTGACTTTCGCGGTCCCGAACCCACTTATCCGCCGCACTGGGGAACGCGCCGGTGAAGGGCTCGAGCTTCGCGCGCGGCGCGGCAACTTGCCGCAGCGCGAGCTGGTCGCAGCGCGGGCATTGCACCGCGCGCGTCTCCGACTCTTCGAAGTGTTCGCTGACGTGCCCGTTCGCGCACCGAAAATCGAAAACTCGGATACTCATTCCAACGGCCCCGAGTCCGGTTCGACCGCGTGCGCGACACCTCCGGTTGACACCGCGGGCTCGCCGCCCTCTTGCTGCGCGATCAGCTCGTTGTACGTCGCCTCATGCGTCGCCTGGTGCGTCTGCAGCCAGAGCATCTGATCGAGCTGGCCCTTGCGGAACCAAAGCTGCTCCACCGTCGCGAGGTCTGCGAGAGAGTTGTGACTCCGCAGCATCTCCTCGACCTGCTCTTGTAGCCGCGCCCAACCTCGCGTGCCGTACATCGAGAAAATCTGATCGTAGTGCGCCTGCAGCTCTTTGTCCTGCAATGCCTTCGTCGTCATAGTCGCTCCATTCGCCCACATCAAAGGTCGGGGGCGCAGGCATTTAGCCTGCTGCGGCCGCGCACGGGAGCGAATCGCGCGCGTCCGTTGACCCCCGTATCTGTTACGCCATCAGGCGCGCGCTCCGGCCGAAGAATTGCGGTTGCGGCCGCGACACCATCACCGGCACGCGGACCGGCACGGGCACAGGCACCGGCTTGGGCGCCGCCGCCGGCGTCTGCGCTTTCGCGGCGGAGGTGGCGCGCGCCTTAATCATCTCACTCGCGACCGATGCGCGGGACTGCGTCTGCGCGATGCGCTCGTTGGAAGCGATGTCGCGCGCCCGCAGCAGGTTGTCCGTCATCGCCATGCGCTGCTTGAACGCGCGATCCTGCTGATCGGCCTGCACCTGGTAGATGCCCTTGGTGGCGATCTCCATCTGGCGGAACTGCGGCTCAATTGCGGCGTTGCGCGCTTTCATGTTCTGCAGCGCCGTGCGCGCCTGCAGCTCACCGATCTTCGCCTGAGACTCCTCGATCTGGAGCCGGACGCTCAGTTGGCCGAGTTGAGTCTGCAGCGCGGCGGTCTGCGGATCGGCCGCGGCGCCCTGCTGCAGCGCCTGCGCCTGCTGCGCCATCTCGATCGACTTCTTCAGCATCTCGATGATTTCGCGGCGGTGCGTGAGGCCGGTGTTCGACACCACGCCCATCAGGATCATCTTGTACTCGGGGCTCTGTGGCTCCATCGTGTTCAGGAGCTGCGCGAGGTTCTGCGTCTCATACTCGCGCTGGATGATGCCCATCGTCGAAGAGGCGACGAAGTTCCAGTTGCGCGGCGTGTAGCGCTCCGGGTAATACTGCATGTTGCGCCAGAGAATCTTGCGCAGCGCCGGCACGTAGAAGCGGTCGATGAAGCCCATCAACGTGCGCTTGTGGCGCTTGACGATGCCCGAGAGCATCATTGATGTCGACCCCGAGCGCTGGTCGCCCGAGCCCGCGCGCGAGGCGAGCGAGATCACATCAAGCGAACCCGTCGCGCGCTGGATCATCTGATCGAGCTGCTGCGTGTGCGCGAACGTCGACTGATCGAGCTGGCCGAAGTGCATCGGGCGCAAGATCGTGTTCGGATCGCCGTTGGTCAGAATCGACTTGCCGGGACGCACCGTGAACTGGAAGCCGCGCGGCAAGCGCGAGGCATCCATGCCCATCATCGGCGCGGAAATGTAGGCCAGGGCGTCGATCCGGGCGCGCATCTCGGCGTCCATCACGCGCTGCGGGACCATACCCTTCTCGCATACCCCGCGGCCCCAGAATCGGCCCGGCACCACGTCCCACGGGAAGGCCACCACCGGGCGGTCCTTCATCAGGTACGGGTTTTCCACCGCTTTCAGGCAAACCGACTCGTTCGCGATCACGACGATCGCCTCTATCATCTCCGCGTCGATCGGCTCGACCGATTTCGCCGAACCGTCGCCGTTGAGCGTCGCCAGATCGACGATTTCCTCCTCGACCGCATCCACGGCGTCAGTCGAGACTTCGCCGGCGTCCGGCAGGGTCAAATCGACGGTCTCGCTGGGCGGGAGGAGCAGATGTTTCGGCACGAGCCCGTAGTAGCGAATCACATGCACCTTGTCGAACACGTATTCGTTCTCGATCTGGCGATCCGGCGCGAGCTGCGTGTCGCCGGCGCTGGTGCCGACATCGACTTTCCGGTACGTGCCATCTTTTTGGCCCGCGCGGATGATGTGCGAGCCGACGTATTCCTCGATGCCGACACCGAGCGACTTGTCCACCGTGCGCGCGGTCGGTTCGATGAGGAAATTGCGCGGATTCACGCTGTACATGCAGGCGTAGCTCACTTCGCGCTCGATGGCCTTCGCCTCGAGCGGCGCGGAGCCCACGCCGGGCGCGGTAGTGGGCGCCTGGAGCGGCAGCGCGGGCGGGGGAAACAGCTCCGGCAGCAGTTCTTCCGCTGGCGCGGGCATTTCGGCACCCGGCAGCCCCATTTCCGGCCCCATCAGCCCCATTTCAGGGGCAGTCGGCGCCATCGGCGCGACCGGCGGGTACGCAGCGGTGACGGAAGCCGCGATTTCGCGCAAAATGAACTTCTCGACGATGATTTCGCCGATCCCGGAGCCGTAAACCGCGCCGTTGATGAGCGCCTCGCCGATATTCGAGTTGAAATCGGCGTTGCCAAGGTCTTCCTTGAGCTTGTTCTTGTTGTCGTCGGTGATCTGCTTCGCGTCTTCGCTCGCGTCGAACTTCGCCTTGAGGTCAAACGAGTCGCCGCGGCCGAAAAGCGCCTCTTCCACCTCGGCGACGATGTTCTCGACCGCTTCGCCAAGGCCCGGCGTCACCAGCATGGAGCGCTCGGACTTGCGATTCTTGTCTTCCGTCATCCAGAGCCCGCGCCAGAGGCGCTCATACTGATCCCAGATGGCCTCGTAGTTGCTCCGGCGGTGGTCGCGCCACATGCGGCAGCGCGTGACGACCCATTCCTTCAGCCCGTCGAGGTCATCGAGCGGCCGGTTCGGGTCGACCGCAGGCTTTTGCGAGTCGCGGTCATCCGGCAGCACCCGCGCACTATCGGTGATCTTCCCGGATTTGACGTCAATCGTGGTCATTGGTCCTCACAGGCCGACGAGCGTATCGCCGGGCTCCCAGTATTCGATGTCCGCGATCTCCGCGAACTGAGAAAAGACGCGCCCCTCGGCCAATTGCGCGATATACGCGAGCACGTCCGGCGCGTCGTCGTGCACCAGCGTCGAAGGGAAGTTCAGGAACTGGTCTTCGACCTCGCGCATGTGCGGGCCGGGACGGAAAATGATCTTCCCTTGCTCCATGCGGCCTTGCAGCGCCCAGCCGATCCGCTCGGTCTTCGAGCGATTCTCGTGCGAAAGGGGCTCCACAGCCAGCATGATCGGGGGCCTGCGTTTGGCCGCCTCGGACTTGAGATACGGCGCGACCGCTTGGTAGAGCGCGCCCTTCTCGATGCCCAGATTCATCGTCTTGCAGCTTTCGACCGCGTCGACGATGCGCCGCGCGGT